TAACCGGCTTTCTCAAAAGCGGCGATAGCGTCGCGGTACTTGGCAATCGTGTATGGCGCTTCAATCTGGATGATGTCGTAATCACCAAGCTGCGCATACAGGTCGCCGCTGCCGTGTTCGGTATCAATCAACCCAACCTTGCCTCCAAGGCCGAAAGCCATCATCAGGGCGGAATAGGTCTTGCCTGCGCCGCTAGGTGCAACAAGTCCAAGGCGCAACTTTGCCTTGCGGCGGATTGCTTTACGGATTTCCATGCTTATCCTCTGCTCCCATTAATCTCGTTACTCCGGCCGTTCGCATCGGCCAGCGCATCGCGCCATGCCTGATCGTCGGTCATCTCGCTGTGCGCGCAGAAGTCTCGCCACCATTCCGGCGCAGACTCCCAGACCTCATCGCTAGGCTCTAGTGCTGCGTGCTTCGCTGCCACAACGTCTAGACGCTGGGTGCGCTTGTCGCGTCCGCGTAGGGCGCTCATGCTGGCGTCGCCTCGTTCTCGATAGCCAACAAACTGTTGATGCGCTGGTCGATCTCCATCACCGCCGCGGCGAAGGCGTCGTGTACCTGCTTGCGCTTTTCCTTGAGCGCCTCCAGTTCGACGGCGCGCGGGTCAAATCCTTCCGGCGCGTCGACTTCGATGGTGTGGGCGGCAATGACCTTGCCGCGGCTGAAGTCGGACGCCGCGCCCGGAAGGAACATATAGTCCGCGTCGCCTGCGAAGTCCTTAACGGTGCGGAAGTACAACGCGCCTTCGATCTTGATCTTCATCGTCTGCTTTCCTAGGTGTGGTGGTGAAAGAAGGCCCGGCCGATATGGGTTGCGCTGCGGCGCGTCGCGGCCTGTGATCAGGTGCGCAAGGCGAGCCAGGCGGCGGCTCCTGCGGCCCATATCGCTAGGCCGCAGATCAGGCCGACGATCACGCCTTTCGCTGCGCCGAGCGCGTCCGTGTCCTCGGTGGCCGCTTCGCACGCCTCAGGGCATGGGCACAAGCGCCGCCCCTGCTGGCACGGCCCGGCGCAGTGCGCGAGCGTCTGCCGGCCTGGGGCGCGCCTGCGGTGCGCTGCGTCGATGTCGACGCCGGGCAGCGTGACCCGGTGAAGGTTGCGATAGCGGTCGAGTTCTTCGGCCGTCAGCGGGCCGCATGCGGGCGTGTCGTTCAGGTTGATGTGCATGGCTACCTCGACAAGTAGAGGAAAACGCCCACCGCCGAACTGGTGGCGAGCACGGTGACGAAGATCGCGTCCCACACGCGCGCAGACAGCGGGCGCGGGTAGTAGGTGATGACGCCGCGCCAGGGCTCGGCCTGCGACGTGCGCGGAAAGCGTCGGGTAGTGGTGTTCATTGCGTGCACCCCATGTCGTCGCCCCACCGCGCGATCTCGCGCGCCTCGCGCGCTTGCGCGTCGAGCATGTCCGCTGCGTCTTGCTGCGCCTGCTCTGCGTGCGCCGCGTCGAACCTCTCCACCAGCTCGAATTGCGCAGCCTTGCGGGCCGGCACGTCGAAGCCGCACACCACCACCGCCAAAAGCTGCGGCACGGTCAGCCGGTCGCCGCGGTGCTGCTGCTTGGTAAGCGAGTACCAGTCGAGCGATTCGGTGCTGCCTGCGCATTCCTTCGCCAGCCATGCGGAGAACGTGGCCGGCGTGCTGCGGATCAGGTCGGCGGCGAGCTCGGGCGCGTCTTCCTCGGCGATGTATTCGACCTCAGGCTCGGGCGTGCGCGGGTCGTGCGGGTGGCCGGCGCAGGCGCCCCATGTGATCGCGTCGCCGGGGCCGTAGTGGGTGATCTGCATCTGCTTTGATCCTGCGCCCCGATCTGCAGGGCGTGGAGATATTGGACACCGATGACCAATCAAGGTCAAGTCAAACTTGTCCAATTCCCACTAAACTTAGGGGGCATTGCAGGGAAACTACTTAGGTCGAAAGTAGCGTGCGGAGCCGCGCCAACATCGCGCGATCCTCGGCCGTTACATTTGCTTCTGGTGGGTTGCCGGGATCGAGGTCTTCGATCAGCAGTTGCCACGGCTGCAGGCCGCAGGCGTCGGCTATCTCTTGCAGCTTGTCCAAGGTGATGGCGTGCTGCCTCTTGGTCAGTCGGTCAATCATCCGCACATCGAGCCCCCTGTCTAACGCCCAGGCGCGGATGCTGGGCTTCCGATCCCCGGCGTGGGATGTGGCGTCGATCATACGCAACAGATTCGCCGCCAGTACAGCGCGGGAGTCGGGGGGAGGCATAACTCCGATGGTGGCACGCATGTCCATGCGGCTTAGTCAACTATGTCTTGCCTACATTGGACAAAGATGACGCATAATCGGCGCCATGGTCACACAGAAGCAACTTGCCGAAATGCTTGGGCGGGTCAACGTCGAGGATGTGGCGAAAGCCGCAAAGGTCTCGACCAAGACGATCTACCGCCTGCGGCACCAGAAGAACTCCCCAACGCTGGACACGGTTGAGAGGCTGCTTGCGGCCATCAAGCGCGTCGAGCGCGCTGCCGAGAAGGCGAGCGCGTGACTCACTTCAGCAGCCTAGCCAGCAGCGCCAGCTCGGCCGAGGCCATGAGCAGCGCTAGGCGGATCGAATCACGCACGGCACGCGCCGCCCATTCCGCGTCTGCGATGTCGCGCTCACTCACAGCACACCAGAGCGCCGCAGGCGCCGCACAAGGGATCACCGCGAACAACAGCAACAGCGTCGGGGCTCATGGCAACCATTCTCGAAACCTTCATGCAAGCACACGAAAAGCGAATCACGCAGCTTCCCCCTGTGCGATGTAGCGAGACGCTCGCGCAGGCGCTGATGCGACTCGCAGCAGAAGACGACCGCACCCTCAGCGAGTATGTGCGCCGGGTGCTGGAGCGTCACGTTTTTGGGCATGCCGCAAGTCTGGGCGTCGAGCAGGAGGCCGGCAAGTAACGCCGTGCAAAGCAATGCAGAGCAAACCACTTCGAGCCGCAGACCTAGTGCCGGGGCGCGTGTATTTCAGCCCGAGCGGCCGGCTGTGCCGCCTGGACCCGCCGGCAGAGCATGGGCTGGCGCGTAGCTGCTACCTGTTCACCTACCTGTCACGCCGCGGCGATCGCCTGATCGACGACGGGTTCGCGATCAACGCTGGCAACACGCGGGCGATCGCGGCTATGGCCGAGGCGCAGATCGTGCCGCCGCGGGAGATTGGGGCATGAGCGTCCAGCTTTCCCTCCTCGACGACGTGCCGCAGGCCCGGCGCACGGACCCCGACACCTCGAAGGACGCGGCGGCGCAGGCGAAGGAGCTGCAGGGCGTCCATCAGCGTTTGATATTGGCGTGCCTGGAGCAGCACGGCGCGCTCGGCAAAGACGGCATCGCGGCGCGCACCCGGCTGGACGGCGTGCAGACATGCAGGCGCCTGACCGAACTTGAGCGCGCCGGCCTGATACGGGCCACCGGCCGCAAGGTGGCGAGTACGGCGGGCAGGCTTGAGAGAGAGTGGGCGAGGGCATGAAAACCAAGAAGGTCGACGCATGGATGCCGCTGCTGATCGACAAGTATCTCGGCGACACGACGCACCTGACCACCGAGCAGCACGGCGCTTACTTGCTGCTGCTGATGGCGATGTGGAAGCGCGACGGATCGCTGCCGGCCAGTGATCAGCAGCTCGCGGCCATCGCGCGCATGCCGGCGTCCAAGTGGCGCGCCGCGAAGTCGGTGCTGATGGAGTTCTTTACCGAGCGCACGGACGGCGCCGGGATCACGCAGAAGCGCCTGGCCGACGAGCTTGTCAGGGCGAAGGAGCATAGCAACAGCAAGGCGAAGGCGGGGGCGAAAGGGGCCGCGAGCCGATGGCAAAAGGATGACACAGCCATTGGCGAAAGTGATGGCACAGCTATGGCAGACGCATCGCAAAACCCATGGCAAACCGATGCACCCATACCCATACCTTTAACACAAGACCAGAGCGGGGAAGGTGTAGGCAGTACTTCCGCGCCCGAGGTCGACACGGAAGGCCACAGCCCTACGGCCGCTGGCCTTGCCTGCCGAGCGATGCGCCAAGCCGGCATGCCCGACGTGAACCCGGGCGACCCGCGGCTGCTGTCGCTGCTCGAGCAGGGCGCGACGCAGGCCGAGCTTGCCAGCGTGGCCGCCGAGGGCGCAAAGCGCGGCAAAGGTTTCGCCTGGGCGCTGGCGACGCTGGTCGGCCGGCGCTCCGACGCCGCCGCAATCGCGCTGGCGCCACCACCGCCGGCAACCGTCGCCAGCGCCGAGCCGGTGAAAACCGCCGCGCTGCTGGCCGACATGGCGCAGCGGGCCGCCGACGCCAGCACACCGGAATCACAACAGGCCAGGCGCTCCGCGCTGGCGAAACTCGGGAGGGCTGCAGCATGAGCCACGCACACGGAACCTACCTCGGCGGAATCCGCACCGTCGAATGTTTGCGGCAGCGAAGCCGCGTCGATCCTGTGACTGGCTGCTGGCATTGGGGCCTGAGCCTGACTCGTGGAGTGCCGATCCTGCACTGCGTCACGCCTGATGACGGCCGGCGGATCAAGCTGCGCGGGCGCCGCGCGGCGCTGTACCTGCAGCGCGGCAAGGATCTCGCAAAGGGCCAGATCGCATTCGCCCGCATGTGTTGCGAGTCCGATGACTGCGTGAACCCGGAGCACTCCCGCAGCGGGAACAAAAAAGCCTTCATGGCATGGCTTGTCGCTTCAGGGCGGTTCATCAAAGGCAAGACCTCGAACGCAAACGCCGCTGCCTGGGACAAGCGCGGCCGCACGCTGACGCCCGACATGGTCCGCGAGATCCGATCGACCGATGAGAGCACCTATGCCCTGGCTCAGAGGTTCGGGGTTTCGCAATGCGCGGTATGGCTGGCCCGAAGAGGAAAGACGCACCGGCACGTTTTGGTCGGGATGAAGGTCGCCAGCGCGTTCGACTGGCGCGGCCAGATCGCGGTCAACGACGATGAGGCGCGGGCGGCATGAGCACGGTCGCCGCCCTCTACGTGGAGCCCGCAGGCGTCTATTTTGGCCTGCCCGATGTCGATCCCTGGGACGAGGCGCGCGACGCGCGCAAGTACGCCGGGCCGCATCCTGTCGTAGCGCATCCGCCGTGCCAGCGATGGGGCCGTTTCTGGCACGGCAGCACGCGCAAGCCGCACCAGTACAAACTGGGCGACGATGGCGGGTGTTTCGAGGCTGCGCTGCACGCTGTGCTGCGCTGGGGGGGCGTGCTTGAACATCCAGCACACAGCAAGGCGTGGGACGCCTTCGGGTTGACAAAGCCGAGGCAGGGCGAAGGATGGCGCCGCGGCGACATGGGCCACCCCGTCAGCGGCTACTGGGTGTGTCACGTCGAGCAGGGGCACTACGGGCACGACAGCCGCAAGCCGACATGGCTTCTGGCAAACGTCTACAGCCCGCCTGCGCTGAACTGGACAAAGGGCGAGCAACGCCTGCCGGCCTGGATGATCGAGCGTTACGGCTACGAAAAGGCGCGGCGCATCGGCGTGGTGGCGATGGTCGGTGGCAAGCACAAGACGCGCATCAGGAACACCACGCCGCCGGCTTTCCGCGACGTGCTGATCGACATCGCGCGGCGCGCTGCAGTAGTCGAAAGGGCCGCAGCATGACAGCCCCCAAATGCCCAGGCGCACTGTCGCGGCTTCACCCCGGCGTGATGCGGATGTGCCCGACGACCTGCGTTAGATGGGCCTATGCCGCGGAGGGCATCGAGCCGGCAATGCGGCGAGACGAGTCGGGCGCCTGGCAGTGCGATAACTGGCTGGCGATTGCCGAGGACGTGGCAGAGCAGGAGCGGGCGGCATGAAACCCGAGCCGATGGCCGAGTGCGCGGTATGCAGCAAGGAATTCATGAGCCGGTCAACGCTTCACCGGGTATGCAGCCCGCGCTGTGCCGCGAAGTCCATCAAGGCCGCACGCAAGGCCGAGCGCGCCGAGTTCAAGCGACGGCAGGAGGCCGCGAAGCCCCGAGGGCAGTGGCTGGGGGAGGCCCAAGCCGCATTCAATGCCTGGATTCGCCACCGCGACCAGGCCCGTCCCTGCATCTGCTGCGGCAAGTTCTCCGACAGCGAATCGCGCGGCGGCGTCTGGGACTGCGGCCACTACCGAAGCACCGGCAGCGCGCCGCATTTGCGATTCCACGAGGACAACGCGCACCGGCAGCTCAAGCAGTGCAACCGCTACGGCGCCGGCCGGGCGGTCGACTACCGCCTCGGGCTGATCGCGCGGATCGGTCTGCCGGCCGTCGAGGCGCTGGAGGCCGACCAGGCGCTGCGCAAGTTCTCGATCCCTGACCTGCGCGAGATCCGCGACCGCTACCGACTGAAACTCAAGGAGGCCAAGGCATGCGGCTGATGCTAGAACTTTCCCGCCTGCTGCTGACCGTGGCGGTATTCGCCGCCGTCATGCCGCTCCTGCTTGGTGCGCGCTGGCTGCTCGTCGGCGTTGCCTGGGTCACAGGGGCGCGGCGATGACCCGCGCCGCCATCCTCGCCGCCCTCGCGCTGTGCCTGCCGGTGCAGGCCTGGGCAACACAAGGCGACTTCCAGGGGCCGAGCTTCGAGGATCTGGCCGCCGGCACGTCCTGGGGCCGGTATGACGCCAGCGACGTCGCGTTCTTCGAGCACTTCATCGGCCCTGGCTGGCGCTGCGACATCCTCGGCGAAGGGTGCAGGGCTGCGATCCTGCCCCCCCTGGCGCCTGCGTCGCCTGTGCCCGAGCCTGCGGCGTGGTGGCTGTGGGCTGCGGGGCTTGCTGTCCTGGCAGCGAAAGCGCGGAGGCCGAGGGCATGACGAAGGCGAAGGCAGTCGCAAAGCGGCCACGCGGTCGGCCGTCGCTGTACTCGCACGCCGTCGCCGCGGAAATCTGCCGGCGCATCGGCGAGGGAGAAACGCTGCAGTCGGTGTGCCGCGATGAGCGCATGCCGGCGGTTCGCACGGTGAACGACTGGACGGAAAAGCGCCGCGACTTTTCTGCCGCCTTCGCGCGCGCGCGCGTCATGGGGCACGATGCCATCGCGGCCAGCACGCTGCAGATCGCCGACGACGCGCGCAACGACTGGATGGAGGCGAACCACGGCGAGGAGGCCGGCTGGCGCGCGAACGGCGAGAACGTGCAGCGCAGCAAGCTGCGGATCTGGACGCGGCTTCAACTGCTGGCGAAATGGGACCCGAACCGCTACGGCGACCGCACGACCATCGCGGGCGATCCGAAGTCGCCGCTAGGCATTGCCGCCGTGAGCATGACGCCCGCCGAGTTCCGCGCGCTGGCGCTTGAGATCGCATCGAAGACATGACGGCACCCGACCACGCCCTGCGCGAGCGGCTTGTCGCCGCCGAGCTGGCGCGGGCGGATCTGTACTTCTTCGCGCGCTGGATGTTCCAGAAGCGCCGCGGCTTCACTTGGCAGCGCGCCATGCACCATCGCGCGATCTGCGACGCCCTGATGCGCGTCTATCGCGGCGAGTGCCGCCGGCTGATCATCAACGTGCCGCCGCGGTACTCGAAGACCGAGCTTGCCGTCGTCAACTTCATTGCCTGGGCGCTCGGGCACTGCCCCGACGCCGAGTTCATTCACACCAGCTACAGCGCGACGCTCGCCGCGAACAACAGCGCCGCCGTGCGCGACCTGACGACGCACGAGGCATACCGCGACATCTTTCCCGACGTGGTGGTCGCCGACGACAGCCGGGCGCGGGATCACTGGCGCACGACGAAGGGCGGCGTCGTCTACGCCGCGGGCGCAGCCGGCACGATCACCGGATTCGGCGCCGGCAAGATGCGCGCCGGATTCGGCGGCGCGATCATCATCGACGACCCGCACAAGGCCGACGAGGCGCGATCTGATGTCGTGCGCAAGGGCGTGATCGACTGGTTCCAGAACACGCTGGAAAGCCGGAAGAACAGCCCCGAGGCGCCGATCGTCCTGATCATGCAGCGCCTGCACGAAGAAGATCTCGCCGGCTGGCTGCTCGGCGGCGGCAATGGCGAGGCATGGGAGCATCTGTGCCTGAGCGCCTGGCACGACGAGGCCGCCGGCCTGCCGCTGTGGCCCGAGAAGCACAGCGCGGCGGATCTCGAACGCATGGAGCAGGCGAGCCCGTACACGTTCGCCGGGCAGTACCGGCAGACGCCCGTTCCGCCGACTTCTGCCCTCTTCAAGCCCGACCAGTTGCAGATCGTCGGCGCCATTCCGGCCGGCGGCGTCGAGTGGTGCCGGGCCTGGGACTTTGCAAGCACCACGGCAGGCGACTACACTGCAGGTCCAAAGCTGGGCAAGCTCCGGGACGGACGCTTCCTCATTGCAGACATGGTGCGACTGCGCGCCGGCCCCGACGAGCGGGACCGGGCGCTCACGAACACCGCAGTCCGTGACGGAGTGAACGTGCGCATATCCATACCCCAAGACCCGGGGCAGGCTGGCAAGACGCAGGTCCTAGACCTGACACGCAAGCTGGCCGGCTTCTCAGTGCACAGCAGCCCGGAGTCGGGCGACAAGATCACGCGGGCCGAGCCCTTCGCCTCGCAGGTCAACGTCGGCAACGTCCTGATGCTGGCCGGCGACTGGAATGCGGCGCTGATCGACGAAATGCGCGCCTTCCCGAACGGGAAGCACGACGACCAGATCGACGGCCTAAGCAGGGCATTCGCGAACCTGCTCGGCGTCGTCGACCAGCGCCCGGCAGGCGCGAAGGTGGCCGGGCTATGAGCGCCGTTCTCGCCAGGGTGCGCCATGCGCCAGCGCCGGCAGAGCGCCCGCCCGCGGATCTGCTGGAAGTCGTCTTCGCCATCGACCCGCAGGCCTGCGAGCGCGCCCGGCGCGTGAAGGCAGCGATGGATCTGCTGCGCGCAGGCCTGCCGCGGCGCGAGGTCAGCGGCGTGATTCAGCGCCGGTTCGGCGTCTCGCAGCCGACTGCGTGGCTCGTCGTCGACATGGCGTTCGACATGGCCGGGCCGGTGTGATGAGTTTCGTTCGCACCTTCCAGGAACTGTTCGGCGGGATCTTCGGATGGCCCCGGCCGAGACCGAGACTGAAACTCGTGGCGCCGAAGTGGTGGCTGTGCGAAGGTTCAATGATCGTCGGAGTCGGGGAAACGCCGCAAGAAGCCTATTTCGTATGGTTAAGAGCGTTTGAAGGCGACACCAAAGGCAAGGTGCTGATGTGATTCCACTGGCCGCCCTGATCTGGCTCGTCGGCACGCTGGCGCTCGGCGCGCTGGCTGGCGCGATGATCCTCGGCGCGACCTGGGTGCTAGTCGTGGCGGCTGTGCTGTGAACGCAGACACCCCATCCCAAGAGCGCGCCCTGCTGGCCGCCACTGCCGCCAGGCTCGACGAGGACATGCGCGAGCGCTTTGGCGAGCTAGTCAAGGCCATCCGCGCCGGCCAGGACCCGCGCGCCGCCGTCGCCGAGATCATGGGCGACGTGCAGGCCGACATCGCCGCGGCGCTGGCCGCCGGCCTGACGGTCGTTCTTGAACGCGAGGTCACGGCATCCGACGTGCTGCGCATGCAGGTCGGCCCACTGCAGCTCAGTTCGCGCCTCTACAGCGAGGCGGCGCAGACCTCCAGCGTCGTCGCCGGCATCGTGCAGCGCCACATTGACGGATACGCCGACGCCCGCCGCCTGGCGCTGACGCTCTTCGAGGGCTACCAGTTCCGCGCGCCTGATGCCGAGCCGCTGCAGTTCAACCGCTCGAACCCGCGCCTGCCGCGCTACCTGCGCGACGTGCTGCTCACCGAGCCCGGCGTTGAGCGGGCGCTCGCCGTGCACTTCGCGCAGCTTCAGGTGAACGGACTGACCACGCCAGGGCTGCGCGCGGCCTATTCCGAGGCGCTGGCGGCGATTGCCGAAGCGGAGCAGGGCATAGGCGCCCGCGGCCTGGACAAACGCCTAGAGGTGGCATTCTTCGAGCGCATGCGCTACTTCTCGCAGCGCATCGCCCAGACCGAGATCCACCGGGCCTACGCGAACCGCGAGGCGCTGGCGCTGATGCAGGACACGGACGTTCAGTTCGTGCAGGTTCGCCGCGCGCCAGGCAAGCAGGAGCCGTGCATCTGCGTGCTCTACACCGGGCGCGACCTGTTCGGCCTGGGCGCTGGCGTGTACCCGAAGGATCGCGCGCCGCTGCCGCCCTTCCATCCTTACTGTAGGTGCGTGGTGGCGCCGCGCCTGGACCTGACCGGCCGGGCCACAGCCGGCGCGCTCGACGACGAGGCCGACGCCTACTTCCTGCGCCGCCTCGACCCCAGCGCAGCCGCGCGTGTCGTCGGCAGTCGCGCGAAGCTTGAGCGGGTGCTGAATGGCGACAGCGCCGAAGCGGTCGTCAACGCTGGCAAGCTGCCGCAGTACCGCACGCGGACGGTTGCAGAGGCTACGCCGCCGCTGTGATCGCGGCTATTCAATATGAAAACAAGCCTTTACCGTCACTTTGACAAAACCGGCAGATTGCTTTATGTCGGCGTCTCGCTGTCTGCAATGCGGCGATTATCGGAGCACTCCGGCAACTCGGCCTGGGCTGCGTCAATCGCGCGTGTGACTATCGAACATTTTCAAACTCGCGAACAAGCACTAGATGCGGAACGCCTCGCAGTCCGCGCAGAGCGCCCATTGTATAACATTCGCCTTCGTGATCTGCCACCTAAAAGTGATCCAGTGAAAGCGCGAAAGAATTTTTGTTCTGAGACTACACGCAAGGCGGTCGCGGAACTAGAAAGGTTCGCAGAGTTTCAGTGCCTCAAACCAGAAACAGTTTGCAGTGTTTTCGGCTTGAATAAGGCTGAACTGTCTGCTCTGGTGAAAACCGGGGCCATGCCCGCACCATTCATGCTTGGCAAGGCTTCGCCCCGATGGATGGTTTCCTCGCTGCTAGATTGGCTCCAGCCAAGTCGGCCGCCAAACCCGTGGCGAAACATATCGAGCATCGGTCGCAGGATCAACCCGCTGCCGTGATCCGCAAATCCGCGAACGCGAACGCCGCGTCTTGATCCGCTGACGCGCGCAGGTCGATCGCCACTGTCCCAGAATCCACGGCGACGGCCGACACCTCGAACGCCACCTGCTCGCCGGCTCCGGTCGTCAGTACCTGTACCGCGTTGCCGATCTGCACGCCGCCGGCATGCAGCGCCACGAGCACCGCGGCGCCATCAGGCCCCGATACCGAACCGGCAGCGTTGATCCGCGTCGTCGTGCTGGCGGCGCCATTGAGCAGGCGCGAGATCGATCCCGAGGCGAGCGTCGGCGTCCAGTCTGCCGGCGCGGCCTCCTGCGCGAGCACGGTGAACGGCGCCAGCGCGGCCGGCGTCGATGTCAGCGACTGCGCCAGGCTCGCCGCGTTGATCTGGCAACGCACCAGCGCCGCGGGCGGGTCGGGCAGCTCGCAGCGAATGACCATCAGCTTGTAGGCGTCGAGGCGGTCCTCGTCCGTGATCGTCTCGATGTACCGCGCGCCGAGCGTTTTCAGCACGGCCAGCATCTCACCTTCGAGCGTCGAAAGGTTCTCGTAAACCGTTTCCATGCCGACAGAGGTCGCCGTCTGCGTTCCGAAGTACAGCAGCGTTTCTATCGAGCGCCCGGCGTAGGGCTTGCCCGGCACGATGCGCGACGGCACGACGCGGATCATGGGATAGCTCGCCGGGCTGATGTTCGGCTCAAGCCCGACCTTGCACGAGCCTGTCGGCGGCGTCGCAGCCTGCGCGGTCAGGATCGAGGCGCATGCGGCCAGCGCATCGCGCGCCGCTTCCAGTGCGGCCATCATCACGCGCGCTCCAGCGGGATCGAGAAGAGCGCCACGCCCGCGCCCTGCACGTCAGCGGTTGCGTCGGCGTCTGCGATGGCCTGCGGCAGCAAAATCGCGATCTGCGCGCGGTAGGTCTTCAGCTTTGCCGTGAACAGATCCTCGGCGTCGGCCTGGTTCTCCATGCACGCGATGATGTACGTCTGCACGATGGTCAGACGCTCGATGTACGCCGCCGAAAATATGCGACTGCCGGCCATCACAGCCACGTCGGCGAGCGCGCGGTCTTCGCGGTCCTCGGTGCAGAAGGGCTGCAGGTAGGCGTCGGGGTAGGTGTAGGTCAGTGCCATCTCAGGCCTCCTTGGTTGCTCGATCGACGATCGCGGAAAACTGCCGCACGGCATCATCGGCCGCGCGTTCTAGGTAGTCGTCGCCGCGATAGCCTGGGTGTTTCACGAAGCGCGCGAAGACGAAGCGATTGCCGACGACCCAGCGAAGCGCTTTCTTGTCCTTCGGCCTGATGACGTGCGGCTTTGTGCCGTGGATCACGAATGCGGCATGTGGCGCGCGGTTCGTGTCGTGCCCAATCTGCCGCTTCGCCGGGCCGAGCTGCCGGTTGTAGACGGACTGAAACAGCGCGCCCGTCTGCGTGTGCCTGCCGGCGCCGCGCTGCATGCTGTCGTAGGCGATCTGCCCCATGTCGAGGATGAGGCGCCGCTCGATCGCCTGCGGTAGCTGCCGGATCTCGACGATCGTCTCGGCGAGGTTCTCAATGCGGATTGCGGTCGCCATCGGTCAATCCCCTGTCTCGTTGAAAAGCCGATATTCCTCGCCGACGATGCGGTCGTAGGTGAACTGCGTCACGGCCTCGATCTGCGTCAGATAGCCGCCGACGCCGCGAACCCTGGCCGCCTTGACCTCGTTTGAGTAACCGATCTCTTCAATGGCCGCGTTGAACAGCGTTTCGCCGCCGAGCGTGGCGCGTACCTCGACGATCGAGTAGGTGCTGCGCGGCGTGAAACTCGGGAACGTGCCGGCCGGCGGCGACTGCGGCGCCGAATCTAGGTAGACGCCCCCCGCGTAGGAATCCGGCAGGATCGAATCGCCGGCTGTGTCTGCAGTGACGAAGGGCTGCAGAATCACGCGCAGGTAGACATCGCCGACGTTGACCGCCGAGGGCTGCGTGTCGACTGCGTACTGCGCGACGTTCGTCCCGCCGAATCCGGCTGTGCCTGTGATCACCGAGCGCGTCATCGTGAACCATGATCCGCGATTGACGCGGCATTCGACGGTAGCGGCGCCGGAGTGCAGGTCCGCGATCTCGCCTGCATCCCTGGTGCCGAAGATCGCATAGAACTGCTGCACCGATGGCCCGCGAACAGACCCGACGACAGGCCAGCGGCAGGCCCGCGGGTTGTCGACGAACCCGATCACCTTCGGCTGAGCCCAGTTCTGATTGACGAACTGCACGACGACACGATCGCCGACCTCAAAGATCGTGTGCCCGCATTCCATGTATTCGACCGCTACGCCTGACAGCGACGCGGCCTGATTGACGCCCAGTCGCTGCGCGCTGCTGGTCGAGTCGAAGAGGGCAATGTCTACCGTCTCGGCCTCGTCATTGATCGCCGTGATCGTGCCCCATCGGTACGTCGGCTTGAACTTCTGCCAGCCCGGCAAAATCGCCGCGTTGAAGTACGCCTGTTCGGGCGACATCAGCTCGCGCGCCGTCATGAATCCGTCAATGATTCCTATGTGCGTGCGCCCGCCTGGGGCGATCAGCGTTAGATTCGGCTCGCCCGGTATCTCTACCGTCGCGACGTAGCCGGCCGCATCCTCGGTGAAGTCAACGCACCAGGCCTCGCGCGTCGAGGTGACACTCAGTTCTGCCCAGAATGTCGCCCGCGCTTGTGCCGCCGCCTTCGTTGCCTTGAGCTTGCGAAGGTTCGTTCGCGCCGGCTCGTGCTGCGCCTGCAGTAACCGATACTGACGCAGCAGGTCCTCATAAACGCTTTGCGCCGCGGCGGTCGATCCCCCTGGCGATGCCTGCATTTGCTCGGCAATGAAATTGAACTGTGCGTCCAAATTCGCGCGCAGCACCGCCTCGGCGGCGTCGGCTTCGTCAACGATCTCCTGCTGTTCGATGATCTGTGATTCAAGCGTGACGACTGCAGCCGATGCGATGGCCGCAAGCGCTGCGCGTTGCGTCTCGCCGTAGTCGAGCGAGATCGTATAGCGACCGTTTTCCCCGCCCGCAGTGATCAGCGCATAGCCCATGATCAGACGAGGCGTTCGCCTACATCCATGTAGGACTCGACCGACGAATTGTTCTGCGTGACGTAGTAGTTCACGAATGACACGATCATTGACGTGTCGGCGTAGAAGGCGCGCTGCGCAGGCTTGACGAGCCAGTCGATCGCGCAGCGCACGCGCGCCCCGCTCGGGTAGGTGCTGACCGAGCGCACGCCGACGAGCGTTCGATCGCCAGCAGGGTCCGGGTCCGTGTCCTCTTCGAGCGCGGGGCCGTAGCCGCTCATCGTCGCCGTGCGGTTGATCCGACCTTCGGAGAATTGCAGCGTGTCGAGGGTGCTGCGCACGACCTCGATCTCGATCGTGCTGCCGTCTTTCAGCCTGGCCTGCCGCCAGATCACGAACCCGGTCGCGTCGTTCAGATCGTCCGCGTAAACATCACTCCCAGGCACCACCGCCTGCGCGTAGCACGCCGCGCCGGTCTGCTGCGTCGACTGCCAACTGCTGACCGGCACGCGCACTGCCCCGCCCGGCGTGTCGAGGTCGCAGAAGTAGCGCTGCAGCTGCATGACCTCGGGCGCAAGGCCGAGCGTGAAGTCGGAGAAGCCCCGCACCAGTGCTGCACCGAGCGGCGAATCGGCGGCCAGGAACGCATGAAAGTTAGACGCCAGGATCAGCGCAGCGCCGAGCGGAGAGTCGGCAGAGACGAATGCACCAGACTGCCCGACCAGCAGCAGCGCGTCGGTACAGAGCGGCCCAGGATCGTGCGCGACATATGCGTCTGCGCCTGTCGATCCTTCCTCGAACTCCGCGGTCGGCGGGGTGAAGTTCGACGTGTAGCGCGCGACGCCCTTCGTGATCCGAACCTCGTCGATCCAGCCGCCCCAGGTGTCGAGCGTGGAGCCCGATAGGCGCGTGCCTCCCACGACGACCGGATCTGCGGAAACCTTCAGGCTCGCGGAACTTGTCGGCGCTGTCGCCGCCGCCACGCCGTCGAGGTACAGCTTAAACGTGGTTCCGTCCCGCACCAGCGCGACGTGATACCAGACACCGGTCGATGGAACCGTGCCGTGCGCGATGGTCGCGATAGCCGTGTTCGACGTGTTGAAGCACGTCGCTGTCAGTTTGTTGGAGTTCGACCCGTCAATGTAGATGCCCCACGGCCAAACCCCGGAGCTTTGGTCGTACTTGTTGACCAGTTGCCGATTCGGGTAGTCCTCGTCAGGCAGCGCGTCCATGCGGAACCACAGCTCGACGGTGAACGCTCCCGTCCCCATCGAGAAGGCGCTCGCGTCCGCAACGGTGAGAGCAGACGTGATGGCGTCGAACAGCCCCGAGGCGGTGCCAAACTTCTTTTGCGCGGTGTCGAGCTGCGCAGGGCTGATCACCGTCACCGTGCGCGCATCTGGCCCGCTGTCGGTGAACGTGGTCGAGGCGTCGCTGCCGTTGCAGTGCAGTAGCAGCGCAACGTCGGAGAAGTTCGGATCGGACACGGCGCCGGCCTTAGCCGATGGTGGCGCTGATCAGCGAGACAGAGCCGCCTGACGTGATCGAAAGCGAATTGAGCACGATCTTTCCGCTGACTGCCGAGCTGCCGGCCTGGGCGTCAAGCGACAGGTAAACCGTGCCGGTCGAGTTTGTGATCGCGCAATAGGCCGCGGTCCCGGTGGCGACGGCCGTCGCCGCGCCCGATGCCGTCAGCGTGAGCTGCCCTGTCGTGCCGTTCACGGTGCCGCATGGGTCTGTGAGCGTGATCGTAGCGAGCAGCACGTCGGCGCTCGTGTAGACCTTGATCGTGCCGGCGCCTGCGCCGCTGTCGACGAGATCCCGAAAGGATGTGTGTGCGGCGACCTTCGCGGCCCCGCTGTAGGTAGGTGCTCCTGGTGCTGGCATGGTGTGGCCTCCTGTGGGTTAGGCGCTGAGTTTCGAGACGACCAGAAGGCGCAGCGTGGACTCTCGCGCCCCTGGGCGGTAGGCTTCCGGCGCGGCGAGAAAGCATCCCGAGCGCGTCGATACCTGAAGCCGGCTGTACGTCTGCAGCAGCCGCACGATCGAGGCCTCGATTTCTGCCGAGACCGGCGACCAGGCGAGTTCAATCGTGCGATCCGCTTCGGAGAATCCGGCATCGTTCAGCACGACACCGCCGTCGAGCGTCGCCACGCGCGAGACGCGCCGCAACACGTCGCCGTCAGTGCTCTCCGGCGTTACGTCCAATTCGACGTATCCGGCTAGGTCCGCTTCTGCGCTGGAAATGGTGTTGAGCATGGCATCAGGTCCCGAGCAGTAGGGCGAGTCCGTCGTTGTTCACGCGGACCTGAATCGCCTTCAGGATCTCCCACATAAACGCCTCAAGGTGAGGCTGCAGCCCCGCGCCCTCGATCTTGATCAGCGCGTCGCCCTTGTCGATCTGGCGCGTCTGTGCGCGCAGGTTCTCGATCTGCGCCTCGGTCAGCGCCTTCTGTAGCTCGAATGCCTTTTCGCGCGCCGCGTTCTCCTTGTCGATCTGGGCGAACAATGCATTCCGCGCGCTGCTGTCTAGGCTGGACAGGTTGTTAAACAGGCCGAAGAGTTCGCCGAGCACGTCGCCAGTGCTGGAGATACTCGTGTTGATCGAGTCAAAAGCGGCGATGACCTTCTCGGCGTTGGCCTGGACGTTCGCTATGTCAAGCGAGACCTTGGCCTCGATGAACTTGATTCGTTCATTGCTGGCAAGCTTTTCCAGTTCGAGCGCGTACTTTTGCGCTGCCTCTTCGGCGCGCTGGCGCTCTTTCGTCTCATCGGCTAGCGCCTTCGCTGCTGCCTTCGAGGATTCGCTCGCCTTCTTAGTTGCATCCTCTGCGATCTTTTGGGCATCAGCGTTTCGCCCCATGCCGGCAATCATCTGGTCGAGGTCTTTGCTCGCCGCCGCGTTGGCATTGCTCGCCTGGCTGGTCGCCTCTTTGTATCCGAGCATCGCGTCTCGGGCCTTGCGGGTTGATTCCGCCGCCTTTTGTAGCGAGGCGTCTATAGACCCGCCCAGCTCCGAAAAATCGCCGCTGACAATCGCGCCAAGCACGTTGCCCCACGTCTCGCCCAGAAGTTTGAAATAAGCGACGGCTCCGACGATCGCAGCCGTTGCGACTTGAAGCCCCTTTGTCAGCGCGTCGAACGCGCCGGCCTGCCCGAGTTCTGTGAATGTTGCCTTGATCTCGTTGCGTAGGCGGGCGAGGTCTGCCTCGAATCCTTCGATCCGCAGCGAACCGATGCCAGCATTTATGCTCTCGGCAAACCTCAAAAATTCGACAGCGCCGATCTTGCCCTCGGAAATCAGCTTGAACAGTTCCGGCGTCGTCCTGCCGAGCGACTCCGCAAAGGCATCAAAAAAGCGGGGCATGCGCTCCGCGATCGACTTCAAATCTTCGAGTTCAAACTTCCCCTTACTTATGCCCTGCTGCACCTGCACCAGAGCGCCGGCAACGTCAGCCGATGACCTCCCTAGCAGCTTGAATTGACCGCTGATCGCCTCGAAGATAGCGCGAGCGCCTTCGCCCTCCAGCGCCGATCCCTTCGTCGCCGCTGACAGCCCTAGCCACGCCTGCCCGGCTTCTCCGACATCTAAGCCGAGGCGATCGGCCACGCCGCGCACATATTCAAGTTCTTTCCCCGCGGCCTGAGATGACCCTGTGACCTGCGTCATTCCCAGCTCAAAGCGCTCAAGTTCGATGTTTGCATCGATAAAAGACTTGAACACCAGCGAGGCGGCAAGCGCCTTCATCGCGTTGGACAGCGAGACGACCGAGCCCTCGGTGTCCCCCAGGCGCTCGGTGCTCTTTGCCAGGTCGTCGACCTGCTTGGTCGCGGCGCTGCCGGCCGTGCCGACGCTCTTCAGGTTGTCGGCCAGCTTGTCGCTGACCCCGCTCGCGTTGTCCTGCCCCTGGAAGATGATCGCGACGGTCTTGCTCAGGTCAGCCATGCTTTGATTCCTTGGCCCTGCGTTCGTAGTAAGCGGCCCACAGCGCGAGTTCTTCGTCGGTCATAAAGCCCTGCGGGATCACGTCGGGCCTGACTTCGTAGAGGTAGCCGCCTCGCTGCTCGGCGATTCGCATGCAGGCGAAGAGCTGGGCATCTGCTGCGAGGCGGCGGCGGGCTTTACCACGTCGGCGCCCTGTCCGGTTAGCTCGCTGATCGTGTTCGTGAGCGTCAGGAACTCGATGGGGAAAGCCTCGGCCAGCTTGACCGCGATCGGTAGCTCGATCCGCGGCGCGACCGATGCGAGGGTCAGCATCTCCAGGCGCTTCGCCATCTCGCCCGGTGTGTCGGCGGTCAGCCCGATGGCCTTGCGGATCGCCTCGGCCTGGTCTGCCTTGGTCGCCAGCGCTGCGACGATCGCCTCGACGCTGCCCTGCCGCTTCCCGGCCTCGAGCGCGCGATGCAGCTCGTTCGCCGTCAACCCGCGAACGGTCCATTCGGGCTTTTCGCCGTCGTCGAAAAATGGCGCGAGCGCCTCCACGCTGACCGTGCGCGTGCGCGGCATCAGCTTTGCCTGCTCGAATCTGTCGGGGTCAAATGGCATGCGGTCCTCAGAAAAAAGGCCCGGCGCGATGGACACCGGCCGGGCCTGGAATCACCCCCCAGGGGTGCAGGAGACAACCTACGAAGCGGATTCCGTCGCCGACTTGCTGGCGCTGATCGTGCAGGCCGAAGTGATCGCATCGCCGGCCGGGAAGGCGCGGCCGACGCCGAGCTTTCCATTGCACAGAATGAAGGGCGAGGCGTAGCGGTCCGGGAAGAACTTAAACCATAGCGTCGCGTTTTTCAGCGTCACCAAGGCATCTGTCACGCCGTCCTGTAGGTACGCGGTGAACGTCCCCTGTCCGAGCGTCGAGGCCGTGCTGCCAAGGGTGGCGCCGTAGACTTGCGTGGAGGTCACGCTGTGCGTCGTCTCTGGCGGCACGAAGTCCGACGCGAGGCTGATGTCGGCGAAGATCGGCGAAGAGTAAGACGCATAGACCCGCTTGGCGGTCGGCCCGGTGTGGATCAGCGGGAGCGTGTCGTACATCGTCACCGAGCCGCCGGCCTTCGTCTGCACGCCGCCATCGATCGTCGGGCCGTAGTTCACGTCATACAGCGGGAAGTCTGCGCGCTCGGTGTGCGTGCCGACGACTTGGAAAATCTGCGCGGCAGTGATCGGCGCGGCAGTGTTCGAGGTCACGCGAACCTGCGCGATCTCGATCGAGTCGACCGGGATCAGCGGCGGGCCGCCAGCGGCTGCGCGTGTCTCGCTGAATGCCGTCGTGGCGCCGTCCGTGCCGGCGACGACAGCAATCGCGCCGCTCGCGTTGATCGTGATCGAGCAGACCTTCGATACCGCCGAGGCCGGGCGCGTGATCGTGCCCTCGCCGGCTGATACGGCAGTGACCACGCCGTTCAGGTTGCAGGTCAGCGCGGCCACGTCGACCACGTTGTTCGCCGCGGAGGCGTCAGGCGTCACGGTGCCGCCGGTCAGCAGGCCATTCGGGCGCACGACTGGCGTATACCCGGAGCGGCCCGACCATAGGCTCGCGGCGCTGGTGAAGGTCAGGTTGTCGCCGCTGTTCGTGAGCAGCGTCATGGCCGTGCTGTTCTGCCCGGCCTCGTATTGCAGTTTTGCATTCTCAGCGGTCGCCATTGGTGGCCTCCGTCATGGGTTGTGGTGCGTGCTTGCGAGGCCGCCCGACAGGCCGCTTGTTCGCTTCCGGCGCCGGCTCATCTCGGGGCGGGTATGGCCGGTGCACAGCCGGATTGAAGCTCGCGAGCGAGATCCAATGCCAGCCGCGCGGGCCATCCCTGCAGACCTTGATGCAGACCGGCGCGTTCGGGTCAAGTAGCGTGTCGGGCATGGCCGATCAGCCCATCACGATAGTGATGCCGTCAGGCTTCCACGCCTTCTTGCCCCAGACCGCAGCGACGTAGATCATCGCCTTGTTGAAGCCCTTGTAGACCGACACCTCGAACACCAGGCCAGAGTGCGGGTCTTGAACGGTCATCACGTCGACCGCGGCGTCGCCGCCGGCAGGCTTCGCAGGGGCGCGCATTGCCAGCTCGACCGCGTTCTGGTGCAGCAGAACGTTCGCAACGTAGCTGTCGCCGATCGTGATCTCGTTGGCGTCGGCGCCAGCGATCCTCAGGCCAGGCGAGCCGATGATGATGTCGCCGCTGGTTGCAGTGATGCCAGTGTTAACTACGTACTTGTTCACCGCATCGGCCGCGTGCGTGATCACGTCGCCGGCCTTGATGCCGGTCACGTTCACCGTGCCGCCCTCGACGCTGAGAGTCGTCTGCCCGATCGCCTCACCGGCCGTCACGAAGTCATACCCGGTGCCTGCACCCTTGGTATGCGACTGAACCTGCGCCGACTCCTTGATCATCGCCCCGAAGAGGTCGATCAGCACGCCCTGGCGCAGCAGGCGAGTGTCGCCCGACTCGTTCACCTTCTGCAGCCCGGTCAGCTTTCGCAGCTTGTTGGAGGCCAGTGAGCCCAGCACCAGCGACATGCGGCCATCCGTTACCGGCATGCCGTTGTCAAACAGCACCTGACGGGCGTCGACGATCACGTCGGTGTTCGAGCCGAACGGCGTGGTGCCGGCGGCGCCGACTGCGCGGCTCGCGTTCTGGTATGCCTCGGTCGCGAGGTCAGCCTCGATCTCGTTCACGATGGCGCGCATCGCCTGGGCGATCTGGTCGCCGTAGATGGTCGTCCAGCCGGCGCCGCCGTTCACGAAGCGGATGTCCTCGCCGGTCCAGGGGATCGGCACGCCGCGCTGCTTGGTCAGCGTCAGCGTCTTCGTGTCGACGGTCTGGTCGGTGCCTTCCGGGATCGTCATCGAGGGCGCGAGGGTGCCGACAGTCGCGGCGCGCGTGAAGTGCGAGCGCACGGTCTGCCCAACAGCGACGCGTTCGCTGCCGGTGTTCAGGGTGACGGACGGAATGAAGCCGACCGCTTCGCGGCCGATGATGTCCGCAGCGCGGTAGATGTCTGCGGCCAGGTCGTCGAGTACGTTTGCCATGTCTGAAAATCCTCGGGTATTTCGGTGGTTGTGGGGTTAGCCTGCGACCTTGCCGCCTTCTTTTGCGAAGGCCATCCGCGTCGCCTGATCGGCGGCGTCGAATTCGGCTCGGGTCATCGTCTTCGCGCCTGCAGCACCGCCTCCCGCGTTGCTCTGTCTCACCCCCGCGCCTCCCGCGCCGGTAGGTTTGAGCAGTCCGGGGCGCGTCTTCGCGATCCCGGCCACTCCATCCGCGACGGGCAAGAGCTTGCCGTCCTCGGACTTGAAAAAAATGTCATCGCCCTCGAACGTGAGCCGCTGGCTCACGAACGACTCGACTACCTCGCGATCGACAAACTCGTGTTTCCCGATCGCCTCGGCGACTGCGGCCCGCTTGAGCGAGTCGCGCCACTTCGTCTCGACCGTGGTCGCCTTTTCAAGCGCCTCGGCCCGTTCACGCTCCAGGCGCTTCAGCTTCACGTCAAACTGCTTCGCCGCTTCTGCCAGGCCCTTTGCATCTGGCAGCGCGTCGATCTCGTCGATGGAATCCACGCCTAGCTTTTCCATCAGGGTGCGCTGCGATGCCTCCATTGCTGTGAGCTTCTCGCGCAATCCCTTTCGCCCGTTGATCGACTCATTGCGGGCCGCGTCGCGCTGGCCCTGCAGATCCTCGACAAACGTCTTCAGCGCCGCGAACTTCTCGTCCCCGAGCGCTTCCTTCAATGCTTCGATGTCCAATCGGCCTCCCGCCGAAGTCATAACGTCGAGGACTTTGCGGGCGCGACCATTCGCGCCGCCAATGGTCGCGCGCAGATAGTCGCGGCCATTGCAACGCCGCCGGGACGCCTGGCACGATGTCCAACACAGCAGCCTCCCGCTTCAAGTTCATCGGCCACGCACTCGCGGGCGACGGGCCATTCCGCCCGATCGTGTCGACGGATGGCGATGGCTTGGCAACGCTGGCCGGCACTAGCTACCTGATCCGCTACCCTCGCGAGAGCGATGCGAAATTCGCCCGCCGCTGCGAGCTGGCCTTCTACGCCTCGCCGCTGATGCAGGCTTGCAGTCGATTCGTCGGCTACCTGCAGACGAAGCCGCCGACGCGCACGATCGAGGACCCGCTCTATCAGGCGATGGCCGACGACATCGACGGCAAAGGGAACAGCCTCGACGAGTTCTTTGCCCAGTTCCTGATCCAGTTCAAGGCGCGCGGGACGATGCTGCTGCTCGTCGACATGGACGCCGCGCCGGCCGATCGTGCGCCAAACCAGGCCGCGCAGATCGCGCAGCGCGTCGCGCCTTACTGGTCGATGGTCAAGCCCGAGGACGTGACCGACTACGAACTCGGCGACGACGGCAAGTTCGCATGGGTCGAGTTTGCTGGCAACTGGACCAGCCCCGCCGGCGAGCGCATCGCCTGCACCTGGCGCTTCGATCGCACCTCATGGGCCGCGACCAAGAAAGACGCGACCGGCACATCGCAGGCGCTGGCGCAGGGCAATCACCCGCTCGGCGAGTGCCCGCTCTTGATCTGCACCGAGGGCGGCGACTTCCCGCACTTCGGCCCGTTCGCTGCGATCGCGGATCTGTCGAAACGCCTCTTCAACCTCGACAGCGAGCTAGACGAGATCCTGCGCGGGCAGACGTTCTCGCTGCTGACCATGCAGGTCGAGGACGGCACGAACAGCGAGCAAAAGCTCGCCGTTGCGCAGACCGCGGGGCAGACCGTCAGCACGGCGAACATGCTTGTGCACTCGGGCAGCACGCCGGCATTCATCGCCCCGCCTGACGGCCCGGCCGCGACGTACCTGCAGCGCATCGAGAAAATGCGGTTGCAGATCGACGAGATCGGGCTCAATGTCGCGACGATCAATCAGCAGGAGTCGGGCGTCGCGATGAAGATGCGATTCCAGACGATCAACGCGAGCTTGGTCGCATGCGCGAACCGCGTCGACGGCCTGGAGCGTCGCGCCTGGGCGCTGTCGCAGAAGTGGTTGCAGCTCACCACGGCGCCGGATAACGCCTGGGCAGACGACTACGACATCGCCGATGTCGAGGTCGAGATGCAGATCCTGCTGGAGATGCAGCAGGCCGCCATGCCGCGGCCGGTGATCGTCGAGCAGCAGAAGCGCATTGTTCAATTGCAGTTCGGCGGGCTTGCAGACGAGAAGCTCGACGAACTGATGGAAGCGCTCGACGAAGATCAGCGCGGCGTCGATGGCACGCCAGAGGGCGGCGGTAACGTGGTGCCGCTCCCCGATCGGAACGCACCTGTTCGCGAGGCGATCCTGCGCAGCCTGGGAGTGAGCAATGGCGGCGGCTGAAGACCAGCTTCTGACCTCGGCGCTGGCCGCGAAGGCGCTCGCCACTGCACAGCAGGCGCTCGCCGCCGCGCAGGCCGCCGAAGCGCGGCAGGCGCCCGAGCCGCTCGATGTTGCCGCGCTGCTGACCGGCTTCGTGCAGGCCCTGGCCGGGCTGAAACTGCCGGCGCCGGCCGTCAGCGTCGCAGCGGCCGATGCGCCGCAGATCAACGTCGCAGCGCCCGAGGTCAACGTCGCCGCGCCGCCTGCCGCCGAGGTTCGAGTCTTTCCGACTTTTAACGTCGATGTGCCGCAGCAGACCCCGCCGCAGATCACCGTCGAAGGGCCGACCGTGAACGTCGAGCCGACGCCGGTCAACGTCGAGGCACCTCGCGTTACCGTGAACGTGCCGCAGCAGGCCGCGGTGCCTCGCGCTCCGTGGCGGATGACCGTAACCAGGGACCAGCGGACGCAGCTAATCCTGTACGCCGACATCGTGCCCATTGAGGCCGCCGCAGCATGACGATCACAGCAGACCGCGTTCTTGAATCGACCACAAGCACCGGGACGGGCGACCTGACGCTCATCGGGGCGGCTATTGGCTTTCAGTCGTTTGACGACGCCTTCAGCACAGGCCAGCCGTGCTGGTATGCGATCGACAGCGACGGCGGCGCAGAGTGGGAGATCGGCGTTGGGCAACTGACGACCGCGACAAACTTCGTCCGAACGACTGTGCTCGCCAGCTCGAACGGCGGAAGCGCGGTGAACCTGACCGCCGGCACGAAGCGGGTCTTCGCCACGCTGCCAGGCTCGGCCATGTCTGCGGCTGGCCTGGCGCTTCTGACTGCAGCGAATGCCGGCGCGCAGCGAACCGCGCTG